CACACTTAACCAAGCATTCGATGAACTCGAAGTAACTGCGATGGGTGACACAGCTCACAAATTCGTAAAGGGACTAGAGTCCGCAACTATCACCGTGTCGTTCTTGAACGACCAGGGAGCAGCTTCCGTACTTGACACATTGTCAGACGCTTACGGTACTACTGTTGCGTGGAAGCTTATCCAAGATAAGGACACAGCAGTTTCAGCGACCAACAAGCTCTGGACTGGCGACCTTCTTGTAAACAACTTAACACCAATTAACGGTGCTACAGGCGACATGGCCACTATGGACATTACATTTACTGTAAACTCTAAAGTTACAGTTGCCGACTCAGGCACCTGGTAAAAATTAGATAAGGGGCAATAATGGCTAGCTTAAAGATAACTAGGGCAGATGGTACGGAGTCTTCACACGAGATTACTCCAGCCATTGAGTACGCTTTTGAACAGTACGCTAAGAAAGGCTTTTATAAGGCTTTCAGAGAAGACCAAAAACAAAGCGACATCTATTGGCTAGCGTGGGAATGTCTGCGTAGAGCAGATGCTCCAGACGTGAAGCCATTTGGTGATAAGTTTCTAGAAACGCTTAAAGCGGTAGAAGTTCTAGGTGATGACTCCCCAAATGGCTAACGCGTGATTCTTGGACTTACCGCATAGCTCAACTATCGGTACATACAGGAATTGCGCCTAGTGAGTTTATTAACATGGACAGGGATTTACTTAAGGCTTTCCAAGAGGTACTAAGGAAACAGGCGGAAGAAAGAAAAAATGCCAGTAGTCGTAAGCGGGGTGCCAGAGCTTAAAAGAGCTTTGAAGAAATACGCACCTGATTTGCGTAAGCAAATGGACGCTGAGATTAGAGTTGCGCTCAAGGAAGTTACCGACGCGGCTAAGGCTAAAGTCCCTGGAATGGCTCCAGGTAATCTATTTAACTGGAATGACACAGGCTCAGAAGTTAGCAGCCGTACTTCTAAGGTTAGAGAATTTCCTAAATACGACAGCGGACTTATCCGCCGTGGCATCACTTACAAAATGGGTTCGACACGTTTTAACCGTGCAGGTTTTTCAGGCCTTTATTCGTTATTTAACAAAGATGCGGCGGGTTCGATTATCGAACTAGCTGGGCGCGTTCATCCACAAGGCCGCGTACAAAAGGCTAACCGTCGCTATGGTCAAAGCTACAAAGATATTGGACAGAGCAATAACCCGAATGCGGGTCGTATATTCGTAGGTGCTATGAATGGTGTAGGCCCACTAAAACAATACGATAAGTTCGCACGCGGTCGCGGCCGTTTACTTTATGCCGCCTATGCTGAAAATCGCGGTAAAGCCTTAGATGCGACAATGCGAGCAATAGACAAAGCTTCCAGATTACTTAACGAGCGTACTAAGACTAGAAAGGCTGCGTAATGGCCGCTATTCGTATTGACATAGCTTCGGAGTTTAAGGACAGAGGATTTAAGAACGCTCAAAAGTCAACAGATAAACTAAATAGAAGTTTTGTTAACTTACAGCGTACAGCCCTAAAGACCTTTGTAGCTGTAGCTGGTATTCGCGCATTACGCAACTCAGTAAGAGCATTTGCAGATGAAGATAAGGCAGTAAAGAACTTAACACAAAGCCTTAAAAATCTTGGTCTAGGTTACAACGTCGGAGCCATTGAAAACTACATTTCTGCAACTCAGGCTGCTACGGGTGTATCGGATGACCAATTAAGACCAGCGATGGTAGAACTGGTGCAAGTAACCCTAGACGCACAAAAGGCTACAGAGTTACTAAATACTGCAATGGATTTAAGCGCAGGAACAGGCAGCGGTCTAAACGCATCTGTCAAAGCATTAACCCGTGCTTACAACGGTAACTACACATCTCTAGGCAAGTTACAACGCGTTTACACGACAGCAGAACTTGAAGCTATGGGATTCGAAAACGCAGTAGTCGCATTGAATGAAACCTTTGGTGGTACTGCCGCTGCTAACGCTGACTCATACGGCGGTAAGATTGACCGTCTCAATATCGCAGTAGACGAAGCAAGAGAGACAATCGGTAAAGGTCTAGTAGATGCTTTCGAGACTTTAGCAGATGGTGACTTTGACAAGGTTATAGATGCTATTGCCGCATCTGCCAGAGGTCTATCTGGCTTTATGCGTAACATCGCTTTCAGCATTCAATACACTAAAGCATTACTTAAGACTGGTTGGACCATAGGCCAGGACGAACAAGCCCAGCTGGACATGATTCGCCGTCAATGGATGGACCCAGCCGACAACTCGAATACAGCTGCGGCTAACCGTGTATTCCTGCGCGACATGAAGTCACAGCTAGCCATTCAAAAAAAGATAGCAGCCGAACGAGCAAAGACTGCTAAATTGGCTGAGAAAGAAAAGAAAAATCAAGAAGCCTTGTCTAAGGCTAAAGCCATATTTGATTTACAGAAAATACAAATTGAAGCGGCTTTACGCGGCAAGATTACAGAAGAAGAACGCACGCGCTTACTTCTTATGAAAGCTATCTTAGAGGAAGACGCAGATACAGCCACAGCGTTGATGACAAGATTAAAAGAAATGCAGACGGAAACTATGAAATTGGCTTACATGCTTACCAATTTCCCGAAAGCTAACGACCCGTTCCAGGATTGGTTTAAGACTCTAGAGCGTCTAGAACAAGAATTAGCAAAAATCCTCAGTATGACATTACCTCAGACCTTAGCAGCAAAAACTAGTGCTTCGGCTGGTAATGCTGCGTTAGCACTTGGTGATGCTTACGCGGCGCAAGGTACAGGGCTCAGTGCTAGTGCGGATGCTATTCTGGCGATAGATGCGGCCAATGCCGCTATCGCTGGAGCCACAACACCAGAGGAATTAGCCGCAGCTGAAGATTTCCTTGCAGGTGCTAATGCCGCTTTAGATGCTGCAAATGCTATTTTGGAGTCTGCTGCCGCTTTAACATTAGCTGCCGCTGGTGCTGAAATGTTAGCTAGTGCAGACGTTCTTGGTGAGTCAGTATTTGGAGCTTTACAGTCTGGCGTCCCTATGACAGAGATTAACGTAATCGTAGAAGGCTCTGTTATATCAGCTGAAGACCTAGCCGAAACAATTACAGACATTCAGTACAATTATCAGCGCGCTGGAAAAGACCTGCGCTTTAGCAGTATTGCCATCTAATGCCAGCACCTACCCTGCGCGTATTCGTAGACTTTGATAGTGATACGGCATTCGAAACCGACCCACTCATTTTGGGTTCAGCTACCGAAGGTATCTTAGGCACTAACCGTTTAGGCTCAGGTACGCTTCCCGTAGAAATTACAGACTTGGTTACTAGAGTAAATATCCGTCGCGGTCGTAATCGCATTACCTCAAAATTCGAATTTGGTGGTGCCGACGTTGTTCTTTACGACCAAAATGGCGACTGGAACCCTACCAACCCAGCGGGAGCTTATTACCCTAACCTAGTGCCGTTGCGTCAAATTATTATTTATGCGACCTATCTAGGAACAAACTATTATATTTTTTCTGGCTACATCACCACTTACGACACAGGATTCAGACAAGGTAACGAAGACCTAAGCACCGTAACCCTCAAATGCGTAGACGCATTTAAGCTACTAGCAGGTTCGGCCATTAGCACCGTGTCAGGCGCACCAGCTGGACAGCTTTCAGGTGCCCGCGTGAATGCCCTTCTAGACGCCGTAGAATGGCCTGTGAGCCTTCGAAACATAGATACTGGTCAAAGTACCCTACAAGCCGACCCAGGCACCTCTAGGAACGTTCTAGAGGCATTACAGACCATAGAGAATAGCGAGTTCGGCGGCATATTTGTAGACGGTGAGTCAAAGGTCAACTTTGTAGACCGTGACTCCCTGATTAGCAGACCAGCCACAAGCCTTTACACCTTTAGCGATACAGGCTCAGATATTAGCTACACCAACGCAGTTGTAGCTTTTGACGACACTAACCTCATAAATGACGTGACGGTTACGCGCTCAGGCGGCACTGCACAAAATGTATACGACCAGCCATCCATAGATAAATACTTTTTGCATTCTGGCATCCGCGATGGCATCCTAGTCCAGACAGACGCAGAAGCTCTCAATCAGGCTAAAGGTATCTTAGCTACTCGCAAGGACCCAGAAGTTCGCATAGACAGCATTCAGCTTAATCTTTACGACGATACCAACCCTAATAAGCCTTTAGCTGGTGTAGACATTGACCTACTCGACGGCATTACGGTCACTAAGACTATGCCAGGCTCGACCAGCGTGACCCAGCCCAGTCTGGTAAATGCTATTCATCACGACATTACCAAAGCAAGTTGGAATACGACCCTATTTACATCTGAGCCTTTGTTAGCTGGCTTCGTGTTAAACAGCACAGTAAGCGGTATACTAGGCGAGGACGTCTTAAGCTACTAAGGAGACACATGGCAGGCGCAGGCTATAAATTATTTAATACGGGAGACGTTCTCACGGCTGCCCAAGTAAACACATATCTCATGGAACAGACCGTTATGCGGTTCGCAACCACAACTGCGCGCGATACTGCGCTTTCAGGCGTTTTAGCCGAAGGTATGCTCTGTTACATAGATGCCGATAATAATATTTACAAATACACAGGTAGCGCGTGGGTAAATATTGACACCACAGGTGGCGGCTCACCTTTGACTACAAAAGGCGACCTTTATACGTACAGTACGACAGATGCCCGTCTGCCCGTAGGCACAAACGGACAATATCTCCAGGCGGATAGTTCAACGGCGACAGGTTTGAAGTGGGCTGCTGCTAGTTCTACGCCCACTTTTGTCGGTTGTTCATTGAAAAAAGCATCAGGTTCTACTCAAACAATCAGCACATCAACTTATACAAAAATCACTTTTGGTGCGGAAGTTTATGATACAGATGGTTTTCACGACAACGCTACAAACAACACAAGAATCACAATCCCAAGCGGTAAAGCGGGTAAATATTTATTGACGGGCAAAGCGGAACTTGAAGCTAATGCCTCAGGGACTCTTCGCCAAATTTTGTTTTACAAAAATAACTCAATTATTTTTTATCAATACAGTTTGCCAAATGCAAGTTTGAGATTTGC